TTTTGCGTTTTTCTAATTTGGTATTGGAATTAAACCTTTATAATGTATCATTTTTACAAATGATTTTTTACAATACCAGCATTTAAAATTCACTCCCCAATCATTAGCAGAATAATAATACAACCATAATTTTTCATCGCATAAAACAACATTAAGAAATTTACAAATAGGACATTCAATCGTTATAACCTCATTCATACTGTCAACTGACTATTTCTAAAATCTTGATTGGCAGAATACGAATTGATGGTGTGCCGGTAATAATTAAAGAATTGTTGTATAATTCCCATTTGACCGGATAACTCCTATCAAAGACGCCATCGTTTTCATCTTTGATAATTTGATTCATTGCATTCAAAGTATAAAGGGTATTGGTCTGTTTCTTCCTATGGATAGAAATAGTGTTCGGGAATTTTGGAAATTCCTTACCTTCATTCAGTATGTTATAGGTAATGAAGACTTCTTTAGGAACATTGACGTTAGTGAACACGAAAAACCGGTTGTTGTAAACCGAATAAAATTTCTTGACCTCTTCTATCGTTTGCTTAAAGGTCTGTACTGAAGAGAACGTGCATAGCAGTTGTCTCTTGTCATTCATAGTCTCTTTTTTATTTCCTCCAGAATCCTATAATGGTTGGAAACAGGATTGAGCAAATACTCAACTACCCTTTCCAACATATAATCATCGCCTTTTAACATCGTTTTGATAGCATTTTTATCCGCTTCTTTTTCTTCTGGTGATTTTACAGGTGGAGGCGCCGGCTCTGCATTTGGTTCTACTTCCGCCTCCGCATCTGATTCCTGATCGGGTGTTGGCGTCTGTTGTGGAGCAGCAGTCGTTTTTGGTTGTGGCTCTTCTTGTGGTGTGTCTGCTGAAGTTTCAGGTGGCGTTGCCTGAGAAACCGGAAGATTAGTTTTTGGTTCGTCTTTTGATTTCTCTTTTTCTGGTGCTGGTGCTGTAATAGGATCGGGAGCGGTGAAAATGTTAGACATCTTTCGCATCGGGTCTTCCTCAAAATGTGTGCCAGCCTTAATAGCATTTGCCTTGTACTCGGGCGTAGGAAACGTAACCAAAATACCTTTAGCATTATACGCTTGTCTTTCAGGATATTTTCCTTCCAAAACCTTGTTCGAAAAAGCTTTTACGGACTCTTCATCAATACCTTTATGGGCAAGATAGTCACGTAGCGCCTCCATATGGTCATTTTCTTCAATATTGAACATGCCATTGGAAACCCTCTGGTCTAATGCAACCTCACTTAGAATTTTATCTAGTAATTTATTCATACAATTCTCATGTAAGTATAAATATTCTTATAAATTCCAAAAGTTACGGATAGATTTGAGATACTGAATTATATGATAGTCCCATATACACCTTTATGGGGAACTTCTTAGCGACCATCATAAGTTCCATTATATTACCAACCACTTCATGACCATCCGGTTTGTAAAAATCAAACAAAATGGAGTCATACGTGTATAACACCGCCTTCGTTTTCTTGCCTATCAAATAGTTGTTAATCCACCTTAGAGCTGATATAGCTACTTCACTTTCAGTAGCTTGGAGAATGTAATTGAAAAGTTTGGCTGGATTTGGGTCATGTAAATGTTTATCAGTAATTTTCCGTTTGAACATCGGGGTCAGAACATAACCATTATTTTTGAAAAAGTTCCAATTATCATTCATGAACTCTTTCAAACTAGCAAAATATTTAATGCCCTCATACTTTTCTTCTACACCACCGTAGAGTTGACGCATCGTTACACTTTTGATTTCTTCCATGTCGTATTCGGTTACTTTTCTTTTGAGATACATTTCACCCAAATACTTGTAAATATCTTCGTCAATACTCAGTGGAAAGTTTACCAGATTACAAATGATTCTCGGATGAAAAGCTGAATAGTCCACCAACATCATAAACCCTTTATCACCATATCTTGAAACGAAACATGAACGAACACCATCATCTTTATTCAGGGCAGCATAGTTGACGTTATCAAAGTGATTACTTGGTCTGCCTGTGCTCGTGTAAACGTTATACTGGCTATACACCAATCCGTTCGGGTTCACTTTCGCATCAAAGTGCTTGTTGAAGCACTCAGCATTCACATAAATTCCGTTTGATTCCAAATCTGCCAAAGACTCTATGATATACTCATTTTCCCGTTGATACCCATAATCTTCTTCGCTTGAACTAATGTCAATTTTCAGAAATTCATCACATATTTTTTCAAATGTCTCTTTATGCTTCAAAATTGGAACTACCTTGTTCAAATCACCAGATTCTCTTTTGCTCCTATAAATGAATCTGTGAGCGGGAGTTTCAAACGTTTGTTGTTCGATTATTTTACCTTCTTGAAGATGACTATACAAGTTAATATCAAACAAACATTTTACAGGTAAGAATTGAATGAACGATTTTTTATCGAACACCCATTTATTGTCTAACTCATTTAGGTCTTTGGCAAAAATTACTTTATCGGTAACGACAGGCAAATCCGGGTGATTGAATCCCAAGCAATAAGTTTCCTTTATATCAATGTTCTTTATAAAAACAGCCGAAAGGTCCGTAGCACATGGATGCAAAAAATTGTCAGAAGGAACTGCCCAGAGAACAATTGGGCTTCTATTCTTCTTTATGGTATCTAAGAACTTTTTATAATTCACCATGATGGACAATATACGTGTCCAATGTCAAAAAGTCAATTTACTATTTTGGATCGGGTGGCCAGCCGTTGTTTGGAGCGTTGAATCCAAGTGGACCCGTTAACCTAGTCTTAATATAAGCTCGAAGAGGCATTGGCTGAGCACGTATAACAGTCTCCCAGTTGCCTGTTTCAAGTGTTTGGTGAACGTCTGTAATACGGAAAATGATATTCCTATCACTGTATGGTTCTGGAAAATTCTTAATAGTGAAATATTGAAATGTTCTCAGGCCGCCAATTCCTTGCAGTGTAAGTTCAAGAACAATACCCGGCTGAACTGCACAATATCTTGCATTGTTAAGTTCATCGTCGTCATTTAATAATAACCTTAAAAGTTGTGGAACTGGCATTACAAGTTTTATTATTTCTTTAGTTCCACCGTCAGGGCCTATAGACATTTTCAATGTATTATCATCACTAGGAGAATTAATATTTTGAACAATTCTTATCAAATCTTTAAGTTGTTCATTTGCAGTTTTACTTTTGTTAAGAGCTCCTTGTGGGTCGCCTTTTGATTTATCTTCTGGAGTTCCTATTACAGCATCCCTAAACTTGTAGTCCAATACATCGTTTTTATCCATGTATTTGAATTTAGAGTCTTTATTGTTTACTTCACCGTAAATAGTTCTTGTAGCCTGAGCATCTGATAATTGTGGCCTAAATTTCAATGCTTTAATAATACTGTCAGCATCATAATAATCAAAAGAATATACAATTTCAGGTCCTTGGGTTATACCTTGTCCATCCACAGTATTTTTTAGACCATATTTTCCTATAAACTTTTTATCAGCTATAGTTAATGTTCCATCAACTTCTACTAATATTAAATCCCAAAAATAATCAGATGCACTCATAAGAACATTTAAAATATATCTATAAATGTCTGGATAAGAAGCATTTGCTTCGTTATCTACAGCATCTTTCAAAAGACTATATGAAATGTAAACATTTGACAAAAAACCAGAAACATCCTTCTCTACCTGATTGCCCGGCAACCCTCTAATACTTTTAGGTAACACATTAGAATCAAATTGTGCAGGAAAACTATAAGAGAATAATCCACCTGTACCAACCGTTGTAAACCTATATCTGTTATAATTTATTATTTCATCTAAATCATTACGATAACATCCTCCCGGTTGTAAAAAAGTTTGCTGTAACTTTTTATTCTGTATTGAATTTCCAATAGGTATTACTTTATGTACTTGATTTAAATAAGGATTTTTTTCTAATAAAGCCGTTCTACCAGCTAAATTTAAAACGCCTATACCAGCAATGGCGGAGGTATTATCATCTAAACCTATTTGACCATAACAAAATTTAGGTGCCTGATAATTTGGTATCAAAACCCTTGGGTCACAAGAAATTAAATTTGAATGGCCACTTATTAGAGAGTTCTGAATATCAACATAAAACATACTTTTACCACCTTTAGCGCCACTATCCAGTTTTGAAAAATAGTTTAATATTTCCACAACCATTCCCATATTAATATATACATTTTTACTGGGGTCTGTATTATTAGTGTTTTTGTCAAAATCATTCTCGTTTGGTGTTCCAAAATTTTCTTTTGCTGTATAAGCGTCACGTGGTCTTCCTGAAAAGAAACCAAAGACCCAAGGTTGTCTCATACCAATTTGTTCAGGTGTTCCTTCTGTTAGAAGTGGATTTAGAATATCATACCATATTGCGTTTTGAGGCTCTACATAATTTCTTATCAATGATACAACTTCATCTTTTACATTTGGATTAGTTACCAATGACCTTAAATTATTAATAGTTTTATCGTTCTTTAAGAAATCTCTTATGGATTTAAATATACCAGATCTTGTTTCATCATCTACTTCTGTTACATTTCCATCAGAATCTCGCACTTTTTTTCTATTAATAACCGACAAACCATAATCTTTAGCTATACCAGAATATAGACGGTCTTTAGATGTTATTTCTGTTGAACAAATAATTCTACTACCTTGGATTTCCCAATTGAAATTTGTGATGATACCGTAAACAACATCGTAATTACCTTTAGATTTTATGATGTTGTTTGTATAAAGAGGATACGCATTATCCCATAGAGAACGCATTTCGGTAGTGTCACCTATGTTTACCAATGATTCAAGATTGAAATGATTCCATCCCCATTCAATCATACACGTTATGCCGGGCACAAGAAAATATGGAGTCATATAAACCAATTGTTTCCAAGAAAAACAGACCCATTCAAACTGAGCACGTCTAAACAATTCCTTTTGAACTGTTACTTCCATTCTGGAAATTTCTGGAGGCGGGACGTGAATTGGATAATTTACGGGTTCATCAGAAGGCTGAATAAGAGAGTTCTGTATAATATGTCGTTGAATAGCTTTACCATCTCTATCACCCGGTGTATATCCTATGACTTGATAACTTGACCCCGGCGTTGATACAGATGGTTGAAACCCGTAAGATTGGTAGAATCCTTTACCACTGTGTAACACAAACCTTTGTCTGCTGAATGTTACGTTATCTGCGTCAGGATGACCGGCACTATTTGAGCATACTCTAATCCAAGATACCATCGGTCCTCTATATTTGTTCCAATCGCCATCGTTAGAACTCCAGTTTGCTTGCTGGTTGTTAACGAAATTCATTCCCCTGTTGATTTTCCTTCTGTTTAATTCGGCTTGGATCTCTCCGGGTATGTTGCTGCTCTGCCACGGTATAATTGGTGCCGGCATTTTATAAAATCTCCTTGTTGCTAATTACATCTTTAAGTGTATTGAAACGTTCATTATATCTAATAAACATTGTAGGATGTATTTTATCTATTATCCTATTTTGCCTCTTTAAATCAAAAGATTTTTTACTTGGAGCATTATGTCTGGATTCATCATACTCAAATACAATATTTTTTTCTCTATCATAACCATCTAAACAATATCCTGTTACTACAACCTCCCCACCATTTAACGCATGTTGTAAACTCCAACCAAACTTTTTATTTAAATCATCTATAAATTTACAAGCAGATAGATTGTAATTATTTATAGTTCCCAATTTTTTTATTTGATTTAATTTTGCTTCCCTCAATCTTTCTCTATGTAATTCTGACCCATAATTTTTAGATCTTTTCCAAGCATTTTTAAGTTTTGAACTCATTTTTTTAATATACTTGTCTGTTCTTTGAAAAGACCTATCTATAATTTTTGCACTAATCTTAGTAGCACATTTTTTGCATAACCAATTTCCTTTAACTGATCTATTAAATACTTTTCTATCTGTGTATATTTGTTTTTCACCACATCTACAAATTTTCTCCAAAACATCAGTATTATGTGTTCTTTGCAACTTTTGAGTACATTTAATACATACACTATTTTTCTTCAACGATTTAATATAAATACTCTTACAACAATACGTCTGCTCTCCCCCGCACTTGGGACAATTCTTTTTCCAAATATTTATATCATTATGGTACATTATAGGCATAATAGAGCAAATTATTTTTATTGTAAATTCAGATTATTAAATTGAACCAAAATTGCATTGATATTTGCTGGTATTCTTAGTTGAAGGCCGGGAGGGACACTCATTCTTCCTTTACCAAGATTATTAGCCAATGCTATAACCCACCACAAGGTAGGGTCGTTGTAATACTTATAAGCCAAACTATCCAAATAGTCAGCATCACTGGATATAACAATAGCATCGCCATTTTGTGGTTCTATGATAGGATATAAAGTAGTTCTATAAACCTTCTTACCATCCCATCTTGGAGTAATCTGTGTTGTATTATATCTTTTCATATATTTTGGAGGAAGGAAACCACGACGGCTTTAGCCTCGTGGAGGAATTCCGACCATTTCTTTCTAATATAATAAGTTGATTTGTTTGTTAACATAGTATATATTTGGTATAGTTCTTTGGTATATGGTTTGGATGGACAAAATAATTTGCTTCCACCCAGTAAAACCCAGAAAGCATCGTTTTGTGATAGCCAAGAAGGCACTCCATACATTGGAGCAACAGTTATGTGGCTTTGACTCACAATCAACATCCTCCTCGTTATCTGTTAAAGATAAGCTGGAAGGCAGGCTCCGGTCAATGAGCCAATTGTCTATAAGTCTTTTTTGAGTTGTGTTAAGCATAAGCATTAGAGCCGGGCAAGCATCTATCCCTTTAGGGTAGATGTAGTTGACATTTATCCTACTCCCGGAGTACCGTTAAATGTTTGACCACCACGGTTTATCCTTGGATTTGAAATGGCAGGTGTAGCTACTGCTGGTGGTGTAGTAACTGTAGCAGGTGCAGATGGTGCTGAAACTGGTTGTGGAGCTATTGACTGACCGGGAGCGTTAAACTGTGTCATTCCTTTGTGTAATGTAGTGGGTTGTGGCAAGAACGAAACATCACCATTGGATAGGAACCTATCATCACCAGACTTACTCTCCCAATCATCAACCCTTGGTTCGTGGCCAAAGTTAGAACCACCAACAATAGCACGTTCTTTTTCAAGTAAATTACAAACTACAGCTATTTCAACTTCTCTTGGAAGTTGTCCGTAATTCTTACCAACACTTGGAGAAGTAATCAAACCGTTTAGATAACTCCATCCTAATTTTGAATTATCTTCATTTAGTGTTTCCCAAGCAGCATCATCAGGAATGTTAATGTTGATAGATGTTATGACTATTGGTTGAAACTTGTATAAATCACCAATCGTCACCATAAACATAGGTGGAATTATAAATCGGTTGAATTTCTGATTGATACCTTGACCAGTTGTATAACTGGATGGTTTTACAGAACTAGCCATGTAATTAATCTTCTTCCAAGTTGGAAGCAATTCCATTACAGAGCCAATTACAATGTTGAATGAGAACGTAAGTGTTCTACTAAATCCGTTGTATGAATAAAGCTGGTCAGCACGACCAATGAAACGAAGTTCATCCCAAAACGCTGTAGCACCTTCCGAAATAGCTTTTACCGTAGCTCTAAATGGAATATACGTGTCATTTACAACATCATAGAAGAAGAAAGCAATCAAATCGTCTTTATATGGGTCCCATTGTATCCAATCAGGATAAGAAGAATTAAATGAAACATTATCAGGTGTACTTTTATCTTTACCTAATACATCTAATCTATTAATACCATCAGAATAAAAAGTAGTAGCCATTCTAAGATTACTTCCAACCTGACCACTTTTTACACCAGCATCAATACTTGGAACTTCTGAATCTCCATCACGATATTCCTTTATTACACCGTAGCTGGTTTTTGGGTCAGTTCTTGAAGTAGGAGTTGTATTGTAAAGGTTATCATAACCAATCGCTGACGGGTCGCCGTCTGACAACAGATAAGATTGTAGTTGACCTGTAGCATTATATACACCGCTTTTACCTATATTAGCAACTACTGCTTCCAAACCAGCCTGTATTGCTTTGACTGTATCTGAACTTGGACCAACTATCTTTGTTGCGTAATTGTTGTCTATCTGAACATAACGACTGTATTGAACCAACATTTCAGAATTGGTAAGGTCGTCACCGTTGACTCTACCTACAACATCACCGTAATTGTCTCCTACTGGAACTCCCGTAGGCTTATTACTAACATAATAACCTAATAGACCATTACTTGTATCAACGGCCTCCCACCCATCTGGCGTGGAAAGAAGTTTACTCTTGAAAAAATCAGATTGTGCTGGGACCGTCGAAACTACAATACCGAAAGTTGACTTGTTTTTTCGAAGTAATGGAATACCAAAAGCATCAAGAGATTGTGGATATGTTGTAGGTGAGGCATACCAAGGTTGGATTATACTTGATTTTGCCCCACCAGTAACACCAGATACGCCCGTAATTCCTTGTTTACCAAAATAATCGGCCATCAGAACGTATGTTCCTTCATCTGTTCTAAAAATACCTTTAGCTTTAGGAGCACCACCAAAGAATGATAGAAATGAACCGGCTATAGAACTTGCGAAATTGTTTACGGCAGAACTCAACAAAGAACCAAGTCCAAGGCCACCTTGATTGGTTGATGTAATCCACTTCGATTGTAATGACGTTGCAGCTTTCTGTGCATCACTACCACGTATCATGCCTTTTCCTTGGCTTCCTGCAATACCCGTCTGTGTCGAAGGTAATGCTGTTTCATCGCCAGCCGTGCTAGATGGTTTTGAGTATCCGTTTTGTAAATTGATACCAATGGTTGATGTAAGTGAGTTTAACGCACCAAGGGCAGTGCCTAATAGTCCACTTCCAATAGGTTCGATGTGTCTTGTTGGAGCCTCTCCAATTCCAAGAGTTAGTGGTTGAACAGTAGCCAATAAAGGCGATAACGGATTGTAAATTCTGGTTTCGTCAAACGGAGCGGTTCTTTGAATAGCTAACTGTGCCGCCAAAAAACTTACACCCCAAGATGAAATCAAAAACTTTGATATTCTGGCAGCATCATCAACCGTATCTGTGTTGATATTCGCAATATCAAGAATTTGCCCAGCCAAACTATTGAACCCCCTGACGTTGTTTTGACCAGTTTCAATTTGTGTATAAATGAATGGTTGTTTGTCGGATAGAACGCCACCAAACACGTTACTAGCTTGATAATTTGTATAAGGACTAAACTTACTATAAAGATACTCCGCATTGGCATCGAACAATAGCTGTATTTTACCCGGCACCGGAGTTGATGGATAATTGGCCGGGATATTAGGTAGAGTTGGAGGAAACTCCGAAAGCTTTACCACTGTTGTATTTATCGTTGCCATATGTTATAATTATACTAAGACTCCGGTATAGGCCAATCTTCTACCCATAGTAGAGTCTAATTTTTGACTATCAATGTAAACATTGGCAGTTAGAGTGCCATTCTTCATATCGTCACGTAATGCGTTAATAGCATCAACCACCGTGGCTATTATCTTAGCAAAATCATCAGTTTGACTGGTCGTAACCGTGGACAAAGTATCTTTTGCCTTTCTAGTATCTACTTCCGGGTTAGCCCTTTCAGCAGTAGTTGTCGTTTTTGCTTCAGGAGTAACATCTAGAGTCATATCTTTACTACCACCAAAAAGTTTTGATACAAACGGAATCTTCTTAATGATATTCCAAGCAGTCTTATATGGGAACAACAAGGCATCACAAATTGCACCGCCGGCAGCCTTCATACCATTTACTATGTTTGAACCAATCTTGCTTCCAAAGAAATCTGATATGTATGAACCAACTTTCTTAATACCTTCCCAAGCCATTTTATACGGGAATAACAAGGCATCCAATAACATGCCACCTATGGCCTGTATTCCTTTTAGTATCATCAATCCTGCTTCTGATGGTGAACTACCAAACAAGTGTTTTTTGAGCCAATTCCAAACGTCAACAAACGGCTGAATTAATGTATCATAGATGGCTCCAACAACAGCCTTCAAACCAAATACTATAGCTTTACCAAGACCGCCTTCCCTATAAACTTTTGTGATACCTGACAATCTACTGAATAAGTTAATTACAAACATGATGCCGGTAATAATCCAACCAATTACAGGAATCCATTTTGCAAATGCCCCACCAATTAAACCAACAGGTTTTAACCACGTCATTAGTTTACCTATGCCCGTAAACAATTTGGTAAAAAAGCCAAATACTCGACTAATTCCTACAAAAACAAGTTTAAACGCAGCCGAAATAAAACCACCACCTTTTACAGATGTTAATATGAACGTATCTACTATTTTAGATGCATCCAGAACCCATACACCAATTTTTGTAAATATTGAAAATTTCTTTTCCAAACCACTCGCCACTGACACAGTTTTGGCAATCAGGTTATAAACACCACCAAACAATCCAAAAACTGCTCCAACGGTCTTTGTTATTCTGTCAAAATGTTTTGCTATAAACTCTAACGTTACGTCAATAACAGGTAGAAGTTTTTCAGACAACTTCATCATGATAGCGTGCCAAGAATTGGTGATGTTGTTTAGTCTAGTCTGGTTACCCATCTGCATCAACTTTTCTTTATTTATATCTGCTTGGGTTTTTAAATCTTTTGAACCAACTTCTAATAATTTTTTGTAAGTCTCGTATTGTTTGCTTTGTTCAGGAGTCATACTCCTAACCATACGTTCTCTTTCCCTCTCAGCCTGTGCCATCTGAGCCAACTCACCAGCCGATTTGCCCAATGCCCTAGCCACGGCATCTTGCTGGAATGGATCAAGATTTTCAAAATCCGTTTGTTTGATGATGTTGAGGATTTCTGCATTCAACCCCTTAATATCTCTATTATAGGCCAATTCACGAGCTTTTTGTAGATTGATGGATTTGCCTAATAGAACACTAGCTTCCATTTCATCTTTTACGTTCTGTGTAAAATTCAACAATGAAGAAGAAGTCTTAGTAGCAGATTCTAGGCTTGTTCCCATTCTCTTAGCTTCAATAGCGGCCTTAATCATTGAGACACCAGACCTTGATATAAACTGATACATGCTCTTGGTAGCATTACTAACATCACCCATTATGTCTTTCAGTGGAGTTCCCGCAGCTTCTGATAATGCTGCTGCAAATATCAAAACGTTTTGTTGTGTTTCTCCGGAAAGTCTGCTAGCCATTCCTAAACTCTTGACAAATTCTGCCGTAGTTGCTACCGATACACCAAGTTGTGCAGATATCAACGCGGTGTTATTCATCATTTCCTCTGACACATTTGTTGAAGAAAATAACTCTTTAGACAGCGCAGCAGCAGACTCATACATGTCTTTGCCTACAACACCGACCTTGGCCATACTCACTGCCCCTGCCCTAGCCCACTTATCTATATCCGCCGTATAAGTTCTTGTGAACCCCAATTCCTTTCGGAAATTCATTGCAGAAGTATCTAGTTCATCAAAAATATCAAGTATTTGTTTTAGTATATTTAATACCACCAATGTTACAGAACCCGTATCTCTCCACACACCAACCATTTCAAATAAACTGCCTAGAGTTTTTGATTGTGCGTTGGTTATAGCTTTAATTAACGACTCATGTATTTTTTGATGTTTAGATGTCTCTATTGCTGCTTTAGACATCTTTTCTTCGAGACCTTCTCTTTCAACAAGAAGTTGATTTATGAGTCTATAGTTCTCTCTTATTTCCTTCTGCATCGCAGCTTTAGGCTTCAACCCTTTTAGCATAGCCTCTTCAGCCTTTGCAATTACACCTACTGCAACTTCCATTTTCATGTTTATGTCTAGAAGTCCTTTTTGGTCATCGGTCTGTTTTTCTACACTTTTAAGGACCTTTTGATGAATGCTTTCAATTTCTTTCCAAACCGTTTTACTTCCGGCGTTTAACGCAGAGATTATGCGTAAGGATTTTTCTATGTTTATTAAATCCGTTGGATTACCCGCAACATAATCTTTGTCTGCCATATATCAAGAAATTACTACGTTGAATATAAATAGTAGCAAAAGAGTGGATTTAGAATGGTTTCTTAGGAATTGGCGGACGGGCAGGTGATTTTTGAACTACGTCGCCTGTTTCACCTTCGTTGGCCTCATTTTCTTTTCGTTTTTGGTCAATAAGAAGCTTTAGATAGAAGTATCTAAGGAAAATGGGCATAGTATAGACTTCATCGTGTGAGAAGCCATTACCATAATAAACCAACTGAAATATCTCTTCGTGAATCCTAACTTTATCCTCAGGCGTCAATGTCAGGGAATAGAAAGGAAGCACCGAGCGGTACATCAATCCTCCTTTCAAAATCACAATTAGAACACTTGAAATCGAATGTCATGTCCACATCAGGAGCGTTTTCTCTCATTTGTCTCCTAAGAGCAAAGCTGTCCTTGGCTGTTAGTTTTTCTTCTACAAACCGTCTTATACTAGCCCTATCGGGATTACCGTCAATAGATGTAATAACGTATTTCATTCTGGTTGTTACTTCTGCGGTATTTTCCTTGGAAATCTTTTTGATTTGTGTTAGTTCGGCATCAATTGATTGTTCATCGGTTGCGTTTAGAAGTTTATAGGTTATATTCACTCCCGCTGTAGGAAGTTTGAACGAAAAACTGTTCTGACCCTTTGGATGTCCCTCAAAAGAGTATGGTTTATATGAAAGCTCGGCTAGATTGATTTTTACCTTGTTATTCTCTCCACATCCCGGGCATACAACGGAAACATTGTAATCGTCACCATAAGCGAGCCTCCTAATAGCTATGAAAATTGCATTTTTATCAGGAATCAATATGTCATCCAAGCGGATTGACTTGTTAATAACGACAGACTCCATTAATTTATCCAACACTTTACCCTTCTTAATGAGTTCTTGGTTGGCAAGAAGGTCTTCTTCTCTAGCTGTCATCTGTTTGATTTCGATTTCGCCGGATGACAGTGGATTACCTTCCGGATAGAACCACCCCTTTGTAGGAAGAGGAATCACTTCACTTGGATACTTTGTATTTTTTGGTTGTGGAACGTCTGTATGCGATTTGGCTACAAAATCTGGAACATTGACTACCTGACGCTTAATTGGAATTGTTTGGTTATTGTTTTCACTCATAACTGTATTTGCCTTTCTGAGATATATAGAGAGGCACCCAAACTTTCAGGCTTATTTTAATCATCGCCGTAAAACATTTCCAACAATTCTTTCTCACTTTCTGTGAGATTGAAAGGAACAAGATTGCCGCCGGAGTGTTTGACAAGTTCATCTTGTTTTTCTAATGTGCTATATACGTGATCAGGTTGTCTTCTCTTTTTTTCAAATATTTTTTCCTGTTCTTTTTCGTAAGCCACTTCTTGTAATGCAGATTTAACTCCATCACGTATAACCTCAGATGTTATATTTCTACTAGCAACTTTTACTTCTATAGGATGGTTTGGAGATTTTGTTTTATGGAAATACTTTAGTGTAAAATACACACCACCAACAAGAACTATTAATTCGAGTAAAATACCAGCAATTATTAATAGAATTGTAAACATTATGAACTGTTATCTACAACACTAGTGGTTGTCGTAGAAGTACTAGGTGGCTGAGATATTTGTTTATTGACAGTATCAATCGCATCCCTATCTGCTTTCTTCTTAACTTGGTCGTAATTTTTGACTGTAGTAGCATATTGGTCGCGTTGTTGTTTATTCTGTTTGGATTGAAGTTCCAACGCTTGCTTTTGTTTTACCAAAGCTTGTCTTTGTGCTGCTGGATTACTTTTCTGTTGAGCCTTATCCACACTTGTAGTCATGTTATCAGGAGAACTAGGGTCGTTGATATTCACATCATATTCTTCATCTATTTCTTCATCCATAATTTCACCAAGAACTTCACGAACCATCTTTTGCAAAGATGACCTAACTTTTGGACTTAATTTCGTCTGTTCTCTTTGTTGTGGCACACCAATTTGGGGCTCCTGTGGTTCTGTGTTGGTGGATTGGAACGCTTGCTTGAACTTTGCACTTATCAATGTGTACAAGCTAATATCAAACCATCCAAATACAAACCTGAAAAACTTCTTTTTAGTATTACTATCATATTTATCTGACCCTAACACTTTGCGAATATCGTCCGTGGTGATTTCGTTGTGAACACTTTCCGTAGTTGTTTCAATTCTGGAATCATCAACGGGCATGATGTATTTTACTTTAGAAGCAGGTTGTAAAGTCCCTTCATTTCCAGCATATGGTAAAAATCGTTTTGGATCTCTTGATAATGTTTCTTTAGATTCATTTTGATTTAAGGCAAATACTGTAGATATTAGGTTTTCATCGAACTTATGAAGAACCTCATTTGGATTTTTCCAATCGGCAACCTTAACTATGTTACTGTCTGGTACTCCATGTCTTACCCAAATCTGTTCCTTATCTCCATAATTTAGTGGAGCTTCTGGAACAGGATTTCTGTCTGTAGTAACAACGAAAACGTTCTCTTTTCCGCTTATCCTTTTCAGTTGTTCATATACCTTGAAATGTGCTTTAGTTGGTGGCTGAAAGTTTCCCGGATAAATTGACACAATTTTCATATATTTATTCTTTCCAATTTTTAAGTTTTCTTAATACCCAAGATTTTTTAATATTATCTCTATGTCTTTGTCTATCTTCTTTACTCATATTTTTATATCCTTCACTTACTTTACTCCCATGTAATTTTCTAATTATAGAATTTTTCCAAAATTTTTTACTGGATTTACTCATTTTTTGTTTTGTTTCTTCGGAGTATTTTTTTCCCAAATTAATATAATGTAATTTCTTTTTTGTTTCTTCCGAAACTATTTTTCCTCTATTACCATCACCAATTTTTTTGCGCCATTCCTTAGAAAAATGCCTTCCTAAATTACCACGGCTTTTACTTCCGCAACTGATATAAAAATCTCTATTCTTTTTGTTTATATTACTTAATTTTTTCTTTGTTTCTTCGCTTCTTATCTTTCCCCTATTACCATCGCCAATTTTCTTTCTAATTTCCGCCGTCATTTCTATTTTATTAGCGATAAAAGATAGATTATATATTTTATCTTTTAATTGTGTATCATCAAAATATTTTTGTTCTACTTCTATTAATTTATTTTGTGGTATTTCTTTTTCAATTACAAAATCAAAACTATTTTCGCCATATTTATTCCAAGCATTTTGTAAATATTGATTATCATGCCTATTTCCTTTTAACATTTTCTTGTGATCAATCCACCGTCTTTTAATGTTATTGCTACTTCCAATATAATATTTACCATTAGTTCTATTAATTATTTTATAAATACCAGATATTTTCATGGATATTTTCCAGTTCTTAATGACTTCCATATACGATGGAGCATTTTTGCTGCGTCGTCCTTTGTTTTAAAATTGTTCCTCGGCAAATCACTGGCATCAATCATTTTATGCGGACCTGCTATACCCTTTATTACATATCTATCAGCATATGATTCAATAACACCTAAATATACGGCACCTTCGTAAACATCTGACGGGACTCTGAACCCATCCATACTACCCATCCACTTAAAATCATCAAATCTATAACTTTCATTCATTTTACCATTTAATAATGGGTCATTCAACGTATCACGAGCAAATGGGACATTACTATAATCATCTGTAGAATTATGACTATATCCCAATCCGTGGTCCTCTTTTACTGGCTTATTAATGTATCTCGACCGTCTTTTTATTTCATCACTAAACATCAAATAATCCTTATATGCCTTGATTAACTCTGCTCCAACGCTTTGCTCTCCTTTGCGTAGTTTTTGTAAATACTTTATGATGTTACCTTGTTTAGTTCTTAGTGCATTCAAATTATCCAACGTCATCATGTGTAGTTTTGGAATTTGTTGAGTTGGTTGATTTGGTTGATTTTGTTGTTTTCTAATATCCCAAGCGTTTACACCCGGCAATCTTTGTTTGATGTCTTTTTGTGTAACTTCTGTTATTACTTCTTCTGGAGCGTTTGGAGTTTTACAACGCCAAGGTTTGTAAATAGGATTCATTTTACCATCCACAACCAACCATTCAAAATCCTCTGCCAAATCTTGAACGTGTTCGTTCTGATATCTTGTAAGTATTTTATTATATTCAGCAATTATTAGAAGAAATACATGATTGTAACGAATTCTCAGCCAACCACGACCTAACATTTCATCTTTTGGATTGTCACTAAATCGTCTCTCACTAGTCCTCAAATACTCTGATGCCCATTCCGTGTGGGTTTGGTATCCAATATCGTGAACTGTACCACCGGGGTCTATCCATTCGCCGCCCTCATTATTCCTTATACTTTCTCTAATAGGTTTCAGTTGTGAAAGGCGGGTTCGTTTCACAACTTCTTTCATCAAATTCTTTAGTTGCGATTTTTTTATTTTTTCATTCATTCCTTCACTACTCCATATCTCTATGACTTTTTTAGTTTCTGAATTTTCAAATCTTCTATTTCTCAGCCAAACATTTACATTGTTACCAAATTTTCTCACACCAAATTTTCTCAATAAACGTAATTCCTGTGGTGATACAACCTGACTACCCACAAACTCATATCCCATAGATTCTAAAAAATCATTAATGTTGGTGGTGTAATCTTTAACTAATAAATCCAAATCATGATTTGAACTTCCTTTTGTTCTAACAGAACCAACAATTCTAGCATTCAACTTATCAGCTATAGGTTTTGATTCTTTATACGTCCACATAACATATAAATATTAGTCAAAATTCAATGATGGATGATATTTTTCGTGGCATTTACCACAGAGGGTTATTCCGGAAACTTTGTTTTGGATGTGATAATCTACAATTTTTTCTGCTATGGATTTCTTTAACTCAAAATCGGTTATCAAAATTTGGTCAGGCATATGTTTTTCAACAATCTCACAAAACTTTTCTTTGTCGTGATGTATATGGAGTTTTTTAGAATTACCGCACTCTACACACTTGAACCCGTCTCTAATAAGAATAGGATATTTCCATTCATCGTATAAACGTTTATTGGAGCGAGCTATGTTATTGACTTCGGATGTACCACCTTTCCAACGGGAAGAGTCGGGACCGAAGAGAGTAGGCACAACACCATTCTTTCTATTTTGACTCATTATTGTAGCATATCTACTTTTTCTATCATCTGAAAAACTATTTGATATGGATACGCCATTATTTTTTACCCTTTCGTCATCTATAGTAAGTCCTTTATTCCACACTTCCCTCTCACCACTGGCATACTGTTGGCGCCTTGTTTCTGCGGATTTTAACTGGGCCGAAATATTATGTCCCCAATTATTTTTTACTCTACTATAATGACCCTTTGCGTAGTCTTTATAACCTACGTTGGTCCATTTCATTTCTATACCACAACCACATTTACATTTTGGTATATCATCGGTTTTTACAATATACTTGTGGTAATATTCTCTATAAGTTAGAGAGTATTTTTCTTTTAGGTATCTGGCTAATACGCCGCCGTTTTTAAACTCTTTTTCATCTATTTCACATTTAATCATAAAACAAAATCTCCCCGACATTATACATATCAGGGAGATTTTCAACAATTACTTTTAATTGTGCGATTTTATTGGCGGTAATATACGATAAAAATATGCGTAAGTGGTTGATAATACGATAGATCAATACTGAAGTATGGCGTAATCGTAGCTAACTGTGATGTTAATTGATAGTGGATCACCTGTGTTCGTCCAGTCCACTAGCTGGAAATCTCCATTGGTAACGAATGCACCTACCATAGTCCATTCTTCTACCTTATCACCTACAGGACCAAGAACGTTGACAGTGATGTTCTTCTTGTAGAAGTCCATGTAACCGTCACGACCTGTGACAGATTCGTGTGATAGACGAATCCATTCCATTACTGCCTGAGCACCAGAAGGAACGATAGCGTCGTAAAGTTCCATTACAACTTCCTGCCAGATCGACTTACCTTTGTAGTATCTCTGTAGGTTGATGTGGTCTAATGCTTTTCTTTCCTGCACGATTTTTGGTCTGTCCGTCTTTCTTAGAAGAAATGAAGGAATACCATCAATGTACAAAATGAAACGGTTTACGGTCTTTGGTTCGTATGCCGTCCAAAAGATCTCGTTGCTATTTAGTAAGTCAGCCATCTTTTTTCCTTTTGTTTAATTGTTTTACTCACAAAATCATCCTTTATGTTGATGTTGAATATAAATAGTAGCGACTTATAGTTTTTAGCTATTTTTTGTGAAAATCCACTTAACGAGCCTATCTGTATTTTCATCTATTTTGTAAGCTTCGCCACCATATTGACCCAATTCCTGTCTTGGTTCGCCTATAGATAATTTGGAGTGTAAATACGTTACAACTGAATGCCTTTGTTGGTCTGTAGGTTTTTTTAGAAGCCAAGTAAGCATGTTTGTTAGGGATTTATACCTCCAGAACGCTAAATCATCTATCTGGCCCTTCTCAAATTCTGGATGGTTTTTCAAAACAGCTTCATGGTCCAACTTACCCGTTTCATCTACATCAGCTATTATTTGTAAATCACCATTTACAAAACCGACCACCAAAAATTTGTTAATATTTTCATCCATACCTGTGTAAGGTTCTCCAGTAGTACCAAACGTATGTGCTGATATTCTTTTATCCATTGATTCTGGGTCTTTTGCCCAAGATATCATCTGATGTGTTGGATATTTTATGTTAGCGTGTTTGAACAACCAATCATCTACATATCGTTTTTCATCTTCATTTGGTTCAGGAAAAGTTGACCACCAATATACAGTGTTTGGTTCCCTCTTGTATCTCCATAGTAAGGCTTCTGTTCCAAAATACCACTGATACTCTTTTGGAAGACTTGGTTGCCAATTTGCGTGTGTTAAACCTTCATCATGAACATCCGTTCCTATTACTTTGAAAGTTTCACGATTTATGAAACCAAGATAGAGATTGGCGTCTTTCCTAATTAAATCTTCATTTAATTTATGACCCCTCATCTTATATTTTTCGGTTGATGCTTCTTCTTTTGGGTTAACAATACCATACTTTAATTTCAAATCTTTTATTACAGCATTTTTTTGATTATCATTTAATCTTGAATATTCAGGAGACCACCAATATATTGTATTATCTGTTGAATTATATCTAAATCGTATGCCTCCATACATATCATTAGTTTTATGTCTTACATTTGCGTTTGAAAAATTTCCTATGGCTCCTTTGTAATCTACAACCGTTTTTACAGATAAATCATCAAAGACCATACCTACAATTAAAAATGGTTTATTTTCAGTTTCATTTACATAATGACCTTGACTCATATAATCTTGAAATACATTAGAATGTTTAGAGTTTATAATACCATACTTTCTATCAAGATAAATTTTCACCGCATCTTTCATTCTTGCATTC